AAATCTGCCACATCGATATTTGAAATACTATTTCCTGTTCCTTCAACGTCGAATGTTTTGTTTGTAAATGTTAAAGTGTCAGATGCTATGTTGGCATCTTGTGTGTCTACATATGCTTTGATTGACTGTTGAGTAGCCAGTGCGTTTGCACTATCTGAACCCATGGCATCTTCATCGAGTATAGAAGTGATTGATGTGGTATTGCTTATAGTGAACCCTGCACCAACGTCTAATGCACCGTCAACGTTTAGTGCATCGTCGATTCTTACTGCTGTTGAATCCGAAGATGAAATATTGTTTGTAACTAATGCTGTTGATGTAACAGATGACAGGCCTGATAGGCTGGTATCTAATGCTATTGTGATCGTATTGGCAGAACCACTTGTTGAAATGTTTGCTCCACCCGAAACTTGTAAACTTTCACTATCCAGGTCTATGCTCAATGCTGTTGAATCGTCTGTAGCAAAGTCTAAGTCAGATGCTGTTACCTGTGCATCCACATATGTTTTAATTGCTTTGGCAGATGCAATGGTGTTGTCTGATGCTGAAACACTTGATAGGTCTGTGTCTAAGACACCAGAAGCAAAGTCTGCCACTTCTAAATTTGTAATACTGTTTCCTGTGCCATTGGCATCTATGGTTTTGTTTGTAAATGTATCTGTTGTTGCTTTACCTACTAGTGTGTCAGTTGCCGCTGGCAGTGTGACTGTTACGTCTGCCGTTGACGCTGGACCAAGTAAAGTTACACCGTTGGTTCCGTTGTCTGTACCTTCTAAGAATTTAATTTGTCCACCAGCACTGTTACTGCCAGCACCTATAACAAGACTGTGTCCTGTTGCTGTCGTGGTGGTTGCCGCAACTGTTGTAATTCTGTCCGTGCCATCAACTTCTATTGTTACATTTCCTGTGCCTGAGTCAACAACTGTTACATTGCTGTCACCTGTTGATATTGATGTGGTGCTTACTGCTGATACCTCGCTGTCAACATAAGCCTTGATAGATTGTTGTGTGGCTAGTGATGTTGCACTATCAGAGGACATATTGTCCTCATCTAAAATTGTTGTTACAGTAGATCCACTTGAACCTATTTTAAGATTTTCAAGGTTTACAGTTCCTGTTCCTGATGCATTAATTTTGAAGTCATCGTTGCTTCTGTTGGTAGAGATAGCGTTGTCACTTATAGTGATATCATTTAATATTATACCGCCCGTTCCTGATGTTCGTAAGTTTAGGTCAGCGTTGGATGGAGCAACTAGGTTGGTTATAGATAGGTCACCCTCTCCACTGAATTCTAATCCGTTCCCGGCCGCATTTACTTTGAGTACCTGTCCTGCTGATCCAATCGATGCTAGGCCCGTTCCGCCATTTGCTACGGGAACCGTTTCACCTGTTTGGAATTCCGCCATTCCAGTGGCCACATTAGATTCGTTAAAGACTACTCGTACCGGTGTTTTATCTGCCATATTGTTCTCGTTCTGTCCCCGGCCTTATTGCACCCACCGGATGGATATCCTATCAACAACTGTATTTATTGTGTGTATTTTAAAATTGGAACAGTGTAACGTCAGTGACCTGATCACTTAATGCTGATCCGTTTGAAAGTGTAAAACTCTGTCCCGCCTCTGTGTACACGGGGATTGTTTCAACTGTTGCGTTGAATTCCAAATTTAGATCAGGATCTTTCGCTAGAAGTTGTGCATCGGTGAACGTGCTACTGCCGTCACTGACGAAGACTTTGACATTTTGAACAGGTCGCACCGCTGTTTTGCCAGTGAGCCCCATTATTGAAATTGGGTTTTGGTTCAGTTTACTTCCTACTGGTAAGACAGCACCACTCGCCGCAATTGAGACTGTTCCTGTTCCGTCTGAAGATATGGTCGCTCCGCCCAGGTCGATTGTTTCCGCGGACAAGTATGCTGTCTGCCATCTACGTGTTTGTGATCCCAACTGGAACACACCGTCCTGGCTAGGTATTAGATTGCCTGCGATTTCTATGCCTGGGCTAGAATCTTCAGTTGATATCGTTGTGCCTGCTACTCGTATTCCTTCTATAACAACATTTCCACCACTTGAAGTTAGTGTAAGGTCTGCATTACTTGGTGAAGACAATGTTGACCCTATAGCAGTCAGATCCCCGAGACTTGATGAAGACCCTCCTCCTCCAGCAACTGCCGAACCACCCGGTGTTACACCGTCACCAATCCTAAGGCTACCTGTGTCCACGTCCACCGCTAGGTAGCCGGCTTCTATAATGTGTGTTGATAGATTGTAATCTTTGTAAGATCCTACTAGTTTCCTGAATGCCATGTACGCTCCTTATAGGCCGGATAATGTTTTCAATCTCTGAACGAATTCACTCTCTGTCTTTGGTTCCTTGTTCTTCATTGCTTTCGGAACCCCTGGTTGGTCGCCACCGTCCACTGTTTCTGGTTGTTGCACCAACGGTTCGTCAACCCTTGCTTCTTCGTCTGCGGCTCTCTCGTCTGCGTCCTGTTGTATGTTTGAGAACTGTCCGAGGTCCTTGCCTGCTTCCTGTTTCTTTAATTCTAATTCTTGTTGTGGTGGGAAAACTGTTGCCACTGTGTTTGGATCGTCTGTTGCAACCTTGCCTGGGTTGTCGCTATTGTCCGTTGCTGGCTTTTCTGTTTTATCATCAGCGTCTGCTACTGATACACCCTTGGCACCCATCAGTTGGTTCAGGAGTGCTTCGTCTTCTTTGTCTGGGATGGCCTTTATGTTGATGTCGATCTCTTTATATCTCATCTATGATCCCTATGCATTTACAGTTGTGTTTTGTTGTGCCAGAACAATCCAACCAGTGGATTGATAGAGCATTGTCATTGTGTCACCCACATCGTCGAATGTGATGCTTGTGCCGTTTAAAAAACTTGCTGGAGTAACAGTAGCATTGCCGCCGTCTGTCTTCAATGTGATAATTTTAATCTGTCCTTCTGTGCCATTCGCTAATGAAAAGTTCTGGACTCCAGTTGTTATTAGTTGTGTTACTGTCTCTGTCAAACTTATGACCTCTGTGCTACCTGAGCCAGTAAGCGTTTGCACACCATTGATCAGTCCGTTAGCAGTCAAAGTGCCTGTGACATTTGTTGTGCCGTCAACAACCAAACCTTCATTTACGTTGATTGTGGACGAATCAGCGGCAGATAAACTTGTGCCATTGATTGTTATTCCGCCTGCAACAACGTTTCCTGAACCGTTGGCGCTGATTACTAGGTCTGCGTCAGAGGCATTCGTTGTGATTTCGTTGTCTTTGATCCTCACAAAGTCGATGTCTGACTGTCCTGTGATTGCAACGAATCCAACTGTGGTTAGATTTGCAGTTGTTAGGGTGCCTGAGAAGTTACCTGTGCCATCAACCACTAACCCTTCGTTGATATTGATTATAGACGAATCATCTGCTGATAGTGTTGTGCCAACCACCCTGATACCTGAAGCAACAACGGCTCCAGTACCACCCGGACTCAAATTGAGATCTGCGTTTGAACTAGTGGACACGACGTTATCATTTATTGTTATGCCGTCAAATGTACTAGAGCCAGTCGCTGTGAATCCAACGGCGTCTATCTGTCCTGAACTTGAAATGTCAGCGGTTTCTGTGTCGCCACCTGTCACAATCAAGCCACCAGTCGCTGTAACTTTGCCGGTTCCTGCTGTGCTTAAAACTAAGGCGTCGTTTGATCTGCTTGCCTTTATCTCGTTGTCAACTATAGTGACTCCTTCTATGTCGGCCTGTCCTGTGACAGTAAGTGTTCCATTAGTGGTCAATGCCGCTGTCGTAAGTGTACCTGAAAAATTTCCTGTTCCATCAACTACTAATGCTTCATTTATGTTGATTGCAGTTGAATCTGAACTATCTAGTGTAGTTCCGTTTACTCTTATAGCACCCAATAGTACATCACCTGTACCACTTGGTTGTATGCTTATGTCTGCGTTTGAACCATTTGAACTTATAACGTTTGTCGTCAAACTGTTTGCTGTTATATCAGTGGCTGTTACATTGCCGCTGAATATTGCGTTGCCGCCTTCGCTCATGTCTAACTGTAACGCAGTGATTGTAGCAGAAGAATCCAATCCTTTGAACAGTATGTCATTGTTGTCGCCCATCGACTTGATCACCAAGTCTGAAGTAACCCTGCTTATCCTACCAAATTCTGTGCCACCGTCCTGTAGTTTTACATCGGCGTTGTCCGCGTCAAGTATGATATCTCCGACTGCGTCAATTGTTAAATGGTTTGATGTTCTAATAGTTTTTGACATTTGCAGTATTTATGTTGTGAATGGGGGAGTGTAAAACTCCCCCAAAAAGCACGTATTTGTATTATCTAACGTCGATGTTCGCTTTGCCAGAATCCTGACCTTCGTCAGTGCCCTCTGCTTTAAGCGTGTACGGTTTAGAACCTGTTGTACCATCTGCTTGTACATAGTGTACTGTGTTATTAAAGAACTTACTTACGTAAGCGACTGTTGAGTCATCTAAAATAACTTGTACGCAGAATTGTCCTAAGCCACTTGCGTCGTCGTTTGCAAGTGAACCTGGAGCAACTGCTCTAAGTTGCATAACAACTTCAGTTGAATCTTCCAAGTGAATCTTGAATAAATTAGATCCTCTCTGTGATACAATGTAAGCCACTGTTGAATCAACTTTTGATCCACCGAATGGTCTGTAAGCCGTTACTGCAAGGTTACCAGATAATGTTGAAGCGTGTTCTGAACCTGTGTGAAATCCGGTTCCGCTCATTTTACTTGATTTAATTGGTCTTCCCATTTGTTTTCTCCTTTAAAGGAGTCCAATCCCAGTTCTCCTGGGTACGCGGTTGTATCCGCATAAGTCTTTCGCATAATGCAAAAGCACGTTTGAACTGTGTGTATTTATTATTACTTGAGATGTGTAAAGTGCAAAGAAAAAGGGTGATGTGATACAATCCATAAATTAATCACACCACCCTTGAGGTTTACGTATATTCTAGATTTTTATATTATTTTCTGTTGTAGATATGATATAAAATCCAAACTGCTACCAATCCGATCAAACCTTGATCTGAAAAGCCTTGCAGTACGCCCTGGACGTTCCCGATTACAGAAACGTTTGGCCAGAACGGAATACCTTGACCATTGAAAAGGATCTCTAAAACGATTCCTAATGCGATTAAACTTACACCGACATCAGCAATACCTTTTGCCCATCCTTTTATTTTGTTAAGATAATCCATGTTTGGACCTCCCTTTGTTGTTATGATTCTTGCGAATCGTAATTTTATTTAGGTACCTAGTATGAAAGTAAAGTTACCTTATTTGGTCTGCGGTTAGTATGACCGGTGAAAAAAAATGTTAACTACGCCGTTTTCTTGAAGGTCCAAACTTGATCTGGCCATTTTTTGGTTACACGTGTCATGCCAAGATCAAATAAAAAATTTTTTATATCTAACTTTGTTCTGCCATATCTTTCTCCTGATTTGTTTCCTTCGACCTGGATCCATGGTCTGTTTCTTAGAATTGTATCCTTCGCACCTTCTAGGACAGGAAGTTCATAACCTTCTGCATCAATTTTTATAATGTCAACGTTGTCAAACTGAAAAGAATCTAAAGTTTTTATTTCGATGTCTCCATTTTGACCACTTACGTGATATGTGCCTGAGTGGTCGGCACACTGCATTGACACACTGCCTTGCCGGTCTCCAAGAGCCATGTTATGTATTGTGCAATTTTGTAATTTGCCCACATTGTTCATTAACTTAGGTAAAATATCTTTGTTGGGCTCAAATATTTCCACGCTCGTGGCCTTGTCATGCCACCATATGCTCCATGGCCCCCACCATGCACCAATATCAATTATTTTCCTAATAGGGTTGTCTTTGACATAATGATAGAGTAGATCATAATTTCCGTTCTTATCCAGGAAGTCGTATTGCAACATACAATTATTTACAGGAATTTAAGTCATAAAAAAAGGGCGACCGGAGCCGCCCCTTTTCGAAATAAAAATAAACCTTGGCTTATTTGAATTTTAAGTTTGTTCCGCTGTTCATTCCTACTAATCCTACGTAGTCTGCCGCGTTACCTAGTGAAGATGCAGTGTTCGTTAATTCAACGTAACCGTATCTTGTTAGGAAACCAACAACTGGTTCGAATGTAGCCGGATCTAGTACAACACCAGAAGACATTAAAGGAATGTAAGGACAATAGAACGCTGGTGCGTCTGCCTCACTTGCTCCTTTGTAACCAACTAGTACGTCTGTACCGTCTGAAGCGTAAGCGTCAACGTATACTCTCATAGCGCCGTTTAATGTACCAACAAATTTAGTGTTAGTAGGTGCTTCGAAAGTACCTTCAGTTGTTCTTGCGAACGCTGAAGTTGATGCTGATTGAAGAACTGTAAGAGCAGTTGGAGAAACTACAGCGTAGTTTCCAGCACCCCTTCTTGTTCTTGTTGCGATTTGGTTAGCAACTCTGTTAATTAGAACAGCCAATGCCGCGTGTTCATCACCAACGAATGTTGCAGTACCTGACACAGCCGCTTGGTCAAAAGTCTCAGAAGCCGAACCGGCTAATGTTCTTAATGAACCAATTACTTCTTGATCGATCTCAGCAGTAATCTCTTGAGCTAACGCCGCCATGATTTCCGCTTCTACATCGATACCTTGCTGTGCTTGAGCATCTTGAGCCGCTTCAAAAGTCCATCTAGCACTTAATTTTCTAGATTTCGCTTCAACCGGTTGTTTCAAGATCTGGATTGATAATCTCTTACCAGGTGTACCCTCTAAAGAGGCAGTTGATGCACCTTTTGGAGTAGTGTTGTTCTGGTTACCAGAGTATGCTTTCGCAATTTTGAATGGAGATAATGCTTCTTCACCTGCAGTCGTGTTTGACGCAACTGTGTCTGCATATCTTATTCTTAGTGTGTGGATCTGACCAACTGGACCAGTCATTGGTTGTACACCAACGATCTCGTTCGCAATAACAGTAGGCATTACCCTTCTGATTACTGGTAGGATCACTCTGTTTAACGTAGCAACGTTACCTGCAGATGTGGCACCAGCAGTAGATTGCTCTGCTAAGTATCTTTTAGTGTTTTCTAACACTACATCCATAGTTTTTTTCTTGTTGCCTGCTAAACCTTCTGTAAGAGCGGCTTTAGTTTCGCCCCATTTTGATTCAAATATATCTGACATTTGTAATCTTCCTTTAGTTTAGTTGTTATATACCCGCTAACTTACGGATATTTGTTAAGTCAGCATCTTCCCTTTGTGCTCTGTCGCCGCCGCTCTCAGAAAGAACTTTCGCTTTTCCTGGAACCACTTTGTCAGCCATCACGTGTGGTAGATACTTGTTAAATGAAGCCTCAAGTTTCGCTGTTTGAACTGATTCCAACAGTTGACTCATTACTTCACTCTTTTCTTTGCCCAATGGTTTGAGCATCTCAGCCATCTTTTCCTTACGTTCCATCAAGTCTGCCTGTCTTTTGGACTCAGCGTTCTTCGACTCAATCACCGCTTTCTTTTCTTCGATGACTTTCTCAGCATCTGCTAGTTTTAGAGCAGTTTCATCAACCACTTTCATCAACTTGCTAGTCTCAGATTTCTCATTTAAGTAAGAATTCTGGTACTCGCTCGCAAACGCTTCGAATATTTTCTTGCCGAAGTTGACAGTTCTCGCCGCTGTGATGTCTTCCTTAAGAGATTTTAACTCTTCAGCAAGTTTTGTGTTTACAGCAGACTCTACAACTTTAGCAGATCTTGTTATGAAAGCCTCTTTCATCTTGGCCATTTGTTTTTTGGCCTCGGCTACTAGTTTGACTTTCGTTTCCACAACGCCTTTTTTGTCTTCATGGAACTCTTTAATTTCTTTAGCAAGAGCACCAACTACGAATTCTTCCATCTTCTTGAAGTTTTCGTGGACACCTTTTCGGTCGCCGTGTAGTTCTTTTAACTCTTCTGACAATTTAGAAAGCATAAATGATTCTAATTTAGCAGAATGTTTGCCTACGTTTTCTTTGTAGGCGATTTTTTCTTGTGCAAGTGCTTTTCTGTCTTCAACGAACTTAGTGATCTCTTCAGACAACTTCTCATTCATCATAGAGTCGATCGCTTCGATCATGTTTGACTTGTCATGCTCGTATCTTTGTGCGAATTCTTCTCTTAACTCAGCGCCTACAACTTCTTTGTTTTCTTTAATCTTCGAATCCCAAGCCTCTTGAATGCCTTTTTGAACATCTTCCGAGATTGCTCCAGACTCTACTAATTTTGATATTGCGTCTATCATGTTATTTCAGGTCCTTTATTATGTTTGTTAGTGCCTCTTTCAGGAACTTTTGTGCTTTTGGGTCATTTCTAACTTCAGCCGCCAAACCCTTTGCCATGTTACCACCCTTTGTATTCATCAGGTGTTCGTAAATTGGCGTGGGATAAGCACCCGGTGCCGAAGGTTGGGCTACAACATCAACTGTGATGATCTCGAAGTCTGAAACTTCACCGCTTCCGTATTCGTTCATGTTTCCAGAACCTCTACTTGAAACGCCTAATTTCACACCTGACTCCAACATAGTCTTGACAAGTGAGCCCATTGGGGTTGGTAGGATTTTCATCTTACCATATCCATTTGGTCCGTCCATCCACATTTCTGTGATCATGTGAGACACACGGTCCAAATTAATCTTTAAATCATCGGGGTGATCCACTTCACCTAACACAGAGTACCCTGAACTAATCTGATCGTTCAGTGTTTTAGTCGCTTTCGCGATCTCTTGCACTGGATAAACCCTCTGATTAGCGTTCTTGATCCCACCTTGAATGCAGATGCCCTTCATGTACAAATCCTTACCGTCTTTTCCCTCGTGTAAGACCTGCACTCTGGCCTGATCAAATGTTAGATTCTCTCTTAGGTATAATGAACTCATCCGTCGATCTCCTTTAAATCAAAAATTACTTGCTAGAAGTAATAGGTGATTTTGCAGATTTGTCTGAATGATCCGCGGTATCAGCCTTGCCTTGCTTCTTGTAGGAAGTAGACTTGTCTTTACCTGGACTATTCTCAAAATCACTCATCTTCTGTGCCGTTGGTGCTGGTCTTCCGTTGTCGTCTGCACCGCCTTGTGCTATTCCTTTAGCACTTGCTGTATTCATCGGCTTGTTAGATGTTTCGATTGGTGATTTTGCTGACTTCTCTGAATGGTCGGCGTTGTCCGCTGACTTCTGGATCTTGTATTCTTTTACAGTTTCCTTTTTGTCGTGCTTGCCTTCCATTTCAACTTCTGGAGTTAACTCTGGTGCAACTTCTGGTGCTAAAGATTCGTCTTCTTTTTCTTCTTCACCGTCTTTTTTGCCCATCATTGCTTCGAATTCTGCTTTTAATTCATCTAAAGCGTCTTCCAAGTCAACTACTCTGTCTTCAACATCGCCTTCAGCGTCTTTTTCTGCATCCATGTCCATGTCCATCTCTGGTTTGTCCATTGCATCCATTTCGCCTTCTTCTTCGCTAGAGATGTCTTTAACCAATTCGTCAGTAGCGTCGCCGCCAACTTCTTCGATTGATTCTTCTTCGGTAGTTTCTGATTCTGTTGCTTCGTCTTCGATTTCAACAACTTCGTCAACTTGTTCGTCTTTAGACTCTTCGGAAGTTTCTTTAACCTCTTCGTCTTTAGATTCTTCTGTAGTTTCTTCTACTTTCTCTTCTTCAGATGCTTCAGTTTCTTTAACTTCTTCGCCTTCGTCTGCTAGATTCTCGTAGATATCTCTTGATTTTTCTACTACGATCTCATGGAATAAAGCCTCGGCTTTATCGTTTTCTTCGTTTATTAGCAATTCTAATAAACTCTCAAATTTATTGTTTGACATGTTTACACGTGCTCCTTTGTATAGTCGATTTGTACTTATAAGTGTTTGTATTTACTGCAGACTGGCCAAAACGGTGCTGTAACTGGCGTGAAAAGGTGTATTTTGTCTAGATTTTGATCTGTAGGTCAAATTTTGACAGGAATTCTTCTGTGGACGGATGTTGGATGTTGTCTGCGCCAACAATGTCCTTGGGTTTGAACCATCCCTCGGGTATCACGCGGTGGAATGTTATATCTTTGTAGTCCTGTAGGCAACGTTTGGTCTGGTTCATCCAGTTGCCATAGAACGTGGCCTGGTCACTGGGCTTTTTGTAGTTCCTCGTCCCGCCAAAGATATTGTTCAGTTTGAATATGTTGTTCTTGCTGTCCTCTTTCAGCCCTTGGTAGTCAAACCCCAGTATGTATATTTCTTTGAATCCGTGATCACATGCTAGTTTCAATGCTGTGGGACCACTGCTCCAACCTAGACTGGGTTTAGACCAAGTCACATGATCGAGTAATTTTTGTACTTTATTATATTGGGCATTGAAGTTGGAGTACACTTTATTGTTGACAGCATAATCTGTCTCGGCGATCTCCAGCATCATCTTTGGGTCTACTGCCACCAGCCAGTGTGGTTGGTGTGTCCTGTACACCGCATTGCAGGCGTACACGGTACCTTTCTCCATGAGATCGTTGATTTCGATGCCCTTACGTGACTGACCGTTACCTAGTACGAATGCTGTGGATGACATTATAACTCTAAGTTATCGTCTTGGGCAGGTTGTCCGTACATCTTTTGGACGAAAACTGCTTCTTCCTTCTGTTGAGCATCGTGAGCCTCTGATGCCAACCTCATAGAGTTGATTTGTTTGAGTGTTAATCTTGTTTTCCTGGTGTCTTCTGCATCTAATATCGAAATATCGTGTTCAGGTTCGTAGGTTTTGTCCTGTTCGAAACCATCTGCGCCATATGTGAAGAATTCATTCAATTTCATAATCGTATTTAATCCTTATACCTGTCCGCCGCCACCTGTACCACCCGGTGTCTGTCCGCCCGGTGTTGTTCCCGGCTGTCCTGGCTGTACTCCACCCGGTTCAGGTGAGTCTGGTTCTGCTGTTGGCTCTTCGAATTGATCTAGATCGCTTGATATGCCTGATTGTGTAACCCCGCCGCCTCTCAATTCATTTGATTTGGTCTGTTTCTTCTGTGGCACGTTGTTTTCTTCCGCCCATAGTTCGGCATTTCTTGCCATTTCTTCTTCGCTCAATCCTAAATATCTTTTCAGTGCAAATCTTTTACTCATGTAAGGCAGTTCTGCCACCTGTGAGAACGTGTTAACTCTGCTTTGGTCCATCTCTGTCTGTCTGTACTGTGCAAAGTTCTGTGGTGGATTTAGTTTAAGTGAGAACATGCTGTTATCCAGGTTGTAACCCTTGGTCTTAATGTAAAGTTTGAACTCACTGTCAAAAGTTTCTGCCAGCATTGATTGTAATCTCGCACAATACTTGTTGAATCTCAATTCTTGGATGTATGCTGTACCAACCCTGCCGTCGTTGTACTGTTGTCCACCATCTTCCGCACCTGTTGGTAGATAAGAACTTGGAATTCTTAGTCCTCTGAACAGTTTGTTGGTGAAGAATCTCAAGTCATCTATCTCACCTAGGTTTGTACCACCCGGTAGTGTGTCCACTTTAGATCCTCTACCCTCTGCGGTCTGTGGGAAGAAGTAATCTTCGTTTATACTCATTGGGTTGTAAGTTGCATCAATGAAGTTTGCTCCACCTGATGCACTTGGAATTCTTCTCTGGTTGATCTCGTTCTTGACTCTTTCAACGAACTGCATCGCCAAGTGTGTGGGCATGTTACCCACGTCTATGTAGAAAACTCTTCTTTCAGGTGCTCTTTGTACCCTGTAAATGATAATTGCGTCTTCCAATAATTCTTTTTGTTTGTAAACTTTGAATACTTGTTCTAGTACCGACTGTCCAAATGGGAATAGGTTGTCCAATCCGTCTGACATTGACATGTGGATCACATGTTCTGCGTTTATGTTGTACGCATTCATTGTTTTGTAGAATCTTCCGCCTGCGTTTCCGCCAGCGAAGCCTGACATGTTGTTTGTGGCACCTGCGTTGGCGTAACTTGAACCGTATGCCGCTGTGCCTCCGCCAGTTGTTCCACCACCACCATATGTTTGATTGGGTGTGATCTGTGTTGCACTCAATCTTTGTAGGTTGGGGTTGATGTCCCTGATTACATACTGTTCAGGTTTCTTGCCTTCTGATTCGTTTACGACGATCCTGTCAACTTTTGCGTTGTCTATGTACAACCATTTGTTTGTTTCTGGATCTCTTACGAAGAAACAGTCTCCGTATTTCAGTGCGTTCCTGAATATCCTGAATATCCTTTTCTTGAATTGGTTGGCCTTGGTCCACTGCTGTAAGGCCTTCTTTAATAATTTAACTTCGTGCTCTGTTGACTCGTCATTGAACACTATGTCGAACGGAGTCTCGTTCTCTGTGTTCTGTTGTGTTGAAAATTCTGCCAGGATGTCCAGTGCCGCGTTTATCTCTGAGTCTGAATCCATTTGATCATACTGGAAGTATCTCTGTATCCTGTTGGGGTGTCCTGTGTACACATCCGGCAAGTAAGAACTGTAGTTCCTCTTGGCGAAGTTGGGCACTTTCTCACCTGATATGGGAGAGAGGTTAGCGTCTTTAAAATATTTTTTCCAAGCCATGCTTTATATTACACTTTTTTATTCATTTGAGCAACCTAAACCATACCAATTTGGTTAACGTCCTTACGAGCTGTTTTCTCAACTGCTTTCAAGGCCCTGGATTCCACTGCTACAAGCGTATTTACGCCATTTACCATATTCGCTAGTGCCTTGTTGGCGTTGCCAAGTTCCATGTTCATGGTGGCCATCTTGGACTCGAGGGCTGAAGTGTCAAAAGTTCTCATGAGATCATTGTTGGTTGTCACTGTAGACTTGGTTCCCGCCGTGACCAATTCAGGTCCACGTTCACCTGTGAGGTACGTCTTGCCTTCATCCATGCCACCACCCAATGCTTTTGGGCCACCGAACAGTCCACCTATGGCTCCTCCGGCCATGCCGCCCAATGATGCTCCCAACATCGCTCCTGCTGGTCCACCGACCAATCCTAGTAATCCACCTAAGGCAGTTCCTGCTATAGTACCATACCCGGATGCGTCGTTTGTTTTGTCATCATCTGACAGGCTTGAGTATGCACCCAAGGCATTCATTCCTAGTCCAACAGCACCAACTCCTCGGCCAACTCCGGTCCTTGCAAATGCTCCAAATCTTCCACCCTTGCCGGGCATGTTAGGTCCAATGGCACCTTTGGACATGCCGCCAAACATTCCTCCGCCTCCGGACATTTTGATACCCATGGCGACACCTTTGGCCGTTGTCAATATCTGCATGGCCGGTCCGAATAAAACTTTACCTATCAATGCTCCACCTATCAAAGTGGCTGTCAGTCCAGGAGCACCCGCTAATGCTTTGGCTACACCACCGCCGGCGCCAAACGCACCTTGAATGCCTCCCACCAGTCCGCCCAGTGCTGGACCGAATGATTGTAGTAGTGCAGTCTCAATGCCCTGGAATTGGCTGGATAATACTTTGGTTGCTTGTTCAAAAGTTGTCAGGTTGCTGACCAAACTGGTTGCTGATTTGTTCTGCTCGTCGATCACTGCTCCTGAGTCATTGACCCTCCGAGCCAACTCAAGTAAAGGACCCTGTAGTCTAGTGAATCCCACCGTGCCCGTTATAGTGGCTTGGTCAAATCTACCGATGCTGGCCGACGATATGTCTCTGATCCTTGTTAGTGCTTGTTCACTAGTGATAACACCGGATATTAGGTCTTGAATGACTCCCCTTGCCTGCGGAATATTCTGCACCAATTCAATCGCCGACTCTGTTACCGGCGCACCCGCGGTAGCGATCAAGTCCTGGAAGCCTTCCGCCAGTGCAGGAGATATTGTTTCTATTGATCCTGCGAATCCCACTAATCTTCTTCTTGTTTCTTCGGTTTGTCCTTGCAGTGCCACTTGGAATCTTTCATTGGCCTTCTGTGATTCGATGGCCGATCTCAATTCCTGCCTCTGGGCGCCTGTGAGTTTTGCTAACCTGTCCAGTTCTTCCGCAAACTCGATAGCACTGTCTCTCCTTTGAGCATTGGTCAATTGGTCCAGTACACCTGTCCTTCTCTGGCCTTCTAAGTTTAGTAACAGTGTTTCGTTGATCTCGTCAACTGTAAGTCCCAGAGGGGCCAATCTGTCAATACCGACTTCCCTTACCTGTCTGCCCAATGAAGCAATCTCTTTTGCACCTTGTGTTGTGCTACCAAACAGTGCCGCAAGATTTTTTGAATTATTTGAAACCAATGAGGCAAAGTCGTCCAGTGGTAATGCCGCATCCGCCGCCGCTATCCTAAGGTCCACAATTGACTTGCCAAAGTTCGCACCCGTCTGTGACAGTTGCCTGAATGTTTCTATGTTGACATCTAATCTGTTACCAATCGTCTTTAAACCGACGATGTTGTCAGTGAATGCACTGATCGAACCCTGTCCCTCGAATGCCGCCTTGCCCAGTCCTATAAATGACTTGCTTAATTTACCTACTATCTCAGTTTGTCTATCTTCGGCTTTTATAAGATTTTCAGTAGTATCAATTTGCTTCTCAACAATCTGTATTCTTTTTTTACGAAGTGTAGCGTCTTTTGTATAAAGTGGTATCGATACCCTTAATTCTCGTATCTCTTTTAATTTTAGCTCTAACCTTTCTTTATCATTTTTGGCAAATTTGAGTGCTTCTTTGTATGAGGCCTCTCGCTGTTGCCGTACCTTTGGATCGTCGATCAGCTCTTTAATTAAATTCTTTAGTTCTTGGTCCATACGACTTTTAATTTTACCTTTTTATACGCATATAAATATAGACATCTACATGCTTTTAGTGTATATTTATAGAATTAAAAAATGACAGAAAATACTAACCCATTAAACAAGTACTTCAGACAGCCGGCCATATACGTGTCGTTGCCGTCTGGAACTAACTATCCACCACATGTGGTCACACCAGCACAGACCGGTGAGTTGGGTGTGATGCCCATGACTGCCAAGGATGAGATCAGGTTCAAAACACCAGACGCACTCATGAACGGACAGGGTGTGGTGGAAGTCATACAGAGCTGTGTGCCAGACATCAAGGACGCCTGGGAAATCAAGAGTTACGACCTCGACACTATACTTGTTGCCATAAGGATCGCCACGTATGGTGAGACCATGGAGATAAATTTTAATGTTCCCGGTGCCAATGAGAATGTTTCACATACAGTAAACTTGCCTTCAATTCTGGATCAGTTGCGATCTGTAAAGGTAGATAATGCTATAGTTTTGAAAGACGGGTTAAAAATCACAGTCAGACCGTTGACCTACAAAGACATGACGCATACATCCTTACAGACTTTCCAACAGCAGAAGATGTACAGTGCGGTCCAAGATTCACAACTGTCAGACGAGGACAAGGCAACGAGATTCAACGAAGCATTCAAAACACTTACAGAGTTGAATGCCAGCATACTTTTAAAGAACATGGAAATGATCACAATGCAAGATGGGACGGAGATAACAGATACTGCACACATCAAGGAATTTGTAGATAACGCAAACACGACATTGATCAAAGAGATCGAAACCAAACTCACAGATCTGAGGAGTCAGGGTGCAGTCAAACCACTGAAGCTCAAGGCCACCGAAGAACAGATTAAAAAAGGAGCACCGGTAACCTACGAGGTTCCTGTGACATTCGATACCGCAAATTTTTTCGTATAACCTTGCTTTCACAAACGGAATCTGACATTATCAAAACCCTTAAAGACATGGAGAGCTCACAGAAGGAACTCAAGCACGAACTGGTCAAGATCAGTTGGTACATGAGGGGAGGACTTTCGTACTCAGAGGCCATGGCGCTCAGCCCCACCGAACGTGAGATCATAGCACACCTGGTAAAAGACAACCTGGAAACTACCAAGAAAAGCGGTCAACCTTTCTTCTAGAATATAGTATACTATAATGGTATCCAAAAATGCACATAATTAACACTTACATATGTCCGACAAAGATCTAGTCAAGGAACTCAAAGCCGAACTCACAGAAATCACAAAAGACCGTGATGACACTCTGGCCAAAATAAAATCAAAAGAGAGCCGGATCAAGCAGGTGTTGATAAAATTGGAACACAGAGAACAGGATGTCCACAGTTGTGGACAGAAGATAGGCGAGCAGAACAAGGAGATCACAGAGCTCAAGGCCAAACTGGATACCAAGGGCCGACTGCTGGACGAGGCACTGCAGAAGATCAAGGACATAAATGATGACTCAACCCAAAAAACAGACACCAACCGAGACGATCCGGACCTGGATTAAGGATTTCGTCACACGGCCAAATCCCGTGTTCGGCGACCTACCCCCGTGTCCATTCGCACAGAAGGCCATCGTGGATGGCAAGGTGCAGTTCCTGGCACTGGACGGCGTCGGAGAGTTCGGCACACTATTAACACACATATGGGACTTTGACTTTGACGAGAAGGACGTGTTGGTGATCATAGCGGAACCGGACCAGTACACAGCCAAGGAGACCGTGGAGATAGCTCACCGACTGAATCGGGCATTCATGCCACGTGATGTGGTGATCCTGGAGGACCATCCCCGGATCCCAGAGCGAGTCAAGACTGTCAAACTCAACAACGGCCATTACATATTGTTCCTGGCACAGCGACTGAGCAAACTGAACAGGTTCTCGAGCATGTTGGAGAAAGGCCCTTACTACCGAAATTGGTCTAAATCTTATCTGAAAGAAGTGAAAGGTTTCCGAGATCCCGCAAAGACTCGATCCTAGAGTCACGCTTACACAATCTGCGATACTGGCGCTTGTTGGTGCTCCATTCAGTGCCCGTCCACCACTCGAACCCGCGATAGTTGGCCTTGTACTCCGAACTCAGCTCGTAGCCGGATCCCATGTAGAAGTGACTGATGTAGTTGTTGGCGGCCCACTCGATCTCCATGTCCAGCGTGATGTCACTGATTGGCACGGTGTTGGCGTGTATCACGCTCTCCAGTCCCGCCAGGTCCTTGCTGTCGTAGGTGTCGATGGTGCTGTAGTGTTCGTCCTCGTACCTGTAACGCTTCTGCTTGGTGAATCCCAAGATGTTGTCCGCCGTTCCGGTGTAGAACAGCATGAACTGATCACGACTATGGTAGTGTGCAAAAGGGTCGTAGTCCACGCCAAATTTTTTCCTCTCCATGTACAGTTTGTAGATGTGCGGCAGTCCCAACAACTTCACCATCTCGCTGGCGTCGATTATTTTCAGGCCGATCTCTTGGCCCTTGTGGGTGTGTGATTTGTACCTAGGCCTGTACAGGTCCAGGTTTATGCGTGTGCTACGTGATTGGTAGAACACCTCACGGTTCATGACCGGGTGGTCCAGCGCCAACCAACCTCGCTCCAGTGCCTCGTGTTCCTCGTCCATGTCCACTATGGCCATGGGTCGGCATATCACCAGATCCTGATGTTCCTGTTTGCCGAGGGTGTGATCAAAGAGTAGTTCCATTGCGTGATATTTAAGGTGTTGTCAGAGACGGCTTACGCCATCTGAAACTTCGCTTACGCTCGTTTCGTTTTATAGATTTACGCTTACGCAAAGTAAAAATTAACGGTGTACGCATATTGCGTGCCCTGTGGTAGATGAGCAGTCACAATTCGGCTATTTCTAGCCGAACCGACTTGAACCCTGTGGTGAGTTCGCAGTCACTATACATCGCTACCGGAGTTG